TGAGATTAAAAAAGCTGTTGACGCAGAGCGTGAGGAAATAGTTAAAGACTTCATGGCTCGACATGAAGAAACAAAACACTCACACAACTTCTGGCATGTCGCAGCTAATCAAGTTAAGGCAAGAGGAAACACATGACCCAAGATGAAATTATTGAGATGGCTGAAGAAGCTGGAATGGTTGTTGTAAATGACAAATTTAGTCTGTTGCCTTTTCTTGAAGCCTTTGCCAAACTGGTAGCAGCTAAGTACGAGCAAAAGATTCAAGACCTTGAAGACATGATTACAGAACTTCAGGAGAGACAAGAATGACAAAAGAAGAAATCATAGAAGAAGCGATACTGATTAAAGGTGGTTGGGCAGCGTCTATTCGATGGGCTATTGAACAAGAGCGTGAATCGTGTGCAAAGATTGTTGAAGAAAGCAGTTTGCCTGATGCGTATAGCGAACCATGTTTGCTTGTTATCGCAGAAGAAATCCGAGCAAGAGGAAACACATGACCTTACCCCGCTATGTCATCAAGGTAGACAACACCTACCGCTACAACCCACCTTCGGATGCGGTGAAAGAGGGGGTTGTTCGCCGCAAAACATTCGGTGATTACGATGATGCATTGGCATATGCCAGTGTATCTAACACAGAACTAGACACATGGCGCAGGGAACGCAAAGACTTGCGCAACTTAAACACCAACGCCAGAGTTGAAAGCCTCATCAAAAGCTACAAACAAAACATCAGCTATCTTGCGCTGGTTGAAAAGACCCGCAAAGACTACGACTACTACCTTCAATCTTGGTATGACAGCAAGGCTGCACCGATGAGCAAGCCTTTGTTGCAAGCTAAGCTTGATGAGTTGACAACACCAACATGCCAACGCATATACGAAGAAGCAGCTGAGCAAAGCGTTAGCCTAGCCAACCATAGCTTAGCTGTCTATCGTTTGCTTTTCAACTACGCTATACGCCACGGCTTCACTCAGCACAACCCCTTCAGCAAGGTGCTTAGAAGGGCTGACAAGCCACGCAGAACAGTGTGGACAAGGGCTGACATCAAGACCTTCTTAGATGTGGCTTATAGCTCGTTTAAATGGCGCAATGTAGGACTCATTGTGCAGATGGCACACGAGTGGGGACAACGCTTAGGGGATATGCGTCTGTTGACATGGGATGTTTATGACATTGAGACAGGGGTGTTGGCACTGGAGCAGAGCAAGCGTAGAGCTAAGGTGACTTTGCCAACTTCACAAACCCTGCAAACCATGTTGAAGCAACAGCATGCTGAGTATGGGTGGCAGAAGTACATTGCACCAAGCAACACACCTGATCAGCAGGGTGGACTTAAACCGTTTGGTGATGTACGCTTGGCAATTGTTGGTGCTGAGATAATGAAAGCTGCAAAGCTGCCAGAGGATTTGCGCTTGATGGATCTTAGACGCACAGCTATTAGCGAGATGCTTGAGGTGGGTGTACCCATCACCAACATCATGTCTATATCTGGGCATGCTACACCACAAAGTTTAACGCCCTATTTGAAACACACATTGCAGAGTGCGACACTTGCACAGAACATGAGGCAACCGTTATGACAGACCTGTTATATTTCTTTGGTGCTATCGGTGGCTTTATTGTCATGGGTTGTACCATCTACTTCATTGAGAAAGCTGACAAGTGCTGGCACAAGTGGGGCAAGTGGAATGATGACAGCACTGACGATGCTTATGTGCAGTTTCGTATTTGCGATAAGTGTGGATACATCGCTCGTGAACAATGGCGAAAGCTGAAGGAGGAAAACACATGACAACAAAGTTATACAAAGAAGCGGTTGCTGCTGTCGAAGCGTGGTGTAAAAAGAAAAACTGGAAGCTAATTAATAAACCTCGTCATGTTCATCCACAAGCGTATGTGGTTGGTCATGCCGCAAGCAGCTGTTTAATTGTTTCTAAATGTTGGGCAGACAGTGAACCACAAACTAGAGAGTGGAATAAAAAGTATCCTCTTGAGCTTGTGCGTGAATTTGATGATTCACTTCGTGCTGGTGATTGGTGCATCGTTGCTTATGTAAGCACTGTTTCGTTTGGTCAACCTGTTGCAATTCCAATTAAAGTCAAGGAGAAAAACACATGACGATCAAACCAAGGTGGGATGCTAAATCAGCAGGTGAATACGAGCGCAGACTGAAAGCAGAAAGAGAAGACGATGACGACATTCAAGACTACAAGAAGCCGTGGGTTGGGCTGACTCAAAATCAAATCAACAGCCTTTGCGAAATGTCCGAGATTGCCGCTGCTGTGGTCGCTACTGAATTGCTTCTCAAGGAGAAGAACACATGAGCCTGACTAAAACCCAAGCATCATGCAAGTGTGGCGCAAGCATTTCAACCGCATTTACAAGTGAGCTTACAAACTGGCTTGGGCAACATCAACAATGTCTGATTTCTCAATCAAAGCGTGAGTGGGTAGGGTTGACCGAGCTGGAAGAAACAGGAATTCTGTTGTCATCTAACACTACTTACAGCGCCATGAAGTTTACAGAAGCCAAACTCAAGGAGAAGAACGCATGACAACTCGCATAGTAACTGACGCTAACGGTCGCAAACACATTACTAACGAACCATTGCTGCATCCACCAAAGCGTGAATGGGTTGGGCTGACGGATGAGGAGATTGGTGATCTTAAAGGCGGTTATCAGTCTGGTCGCATAGGTTCTTTTGTAGAACTTACACAAGCCATAGAAGCCAAACTTAAGGAGAAGAACACATGACACACATGCAAGACATTGCAATGCTTTGTTTCTTTTTGGGAATCATTTGCGGATTTGTGGGTGCTTTGATTTTTGTAAAGCTAATGATTGAACTTGATCAGGAGAACACATGATTGAAAGCATATTAACTTTGATGCTGTTGGCGGTTGGTGCTATCATCATCACAGCCCTTGTGTTCATTGTGCTGTTTAAAATGGAAAGCAAAAAATGACTGTCGTAGTATGGGACGGTAGTGTGTTAGCAGCAGATAAGCAAGCTACACAAAGCGACATGCGTAGAACTGTCACCAAGATACGCAAGTTAAGGGGACATCTCTGCGCTGTCGCAGGTGATTGGGACTACGCACAAGACTTGTTCACTTGGTTTGAAGATGGTGCAGACGCTAGAATACTTCCAGCTTTTCAAAAGACAGATCAGAACTGGGTGGCATTCTTAGTTATTACACCTGACAAACGAGTGCTGAAGTATGAACGCAGCGCATACCCAATGGACTACACCGAGTCGGTGAAGAAAGACGGATGGTATGTGTTCGGCAGTGGTCGAGACTATGCTGTTGGTGCTCTGGCTATGGGTGCTACAGCAACTGAAGCAGTTAAGATTGCTTCTAAATATTGTATTAGCTGTGGTTGTGGTGTAACATCTTTGACCTTGTAAGGAGTAACAAATGGAACTGCTATTAAACCGTGATCAAGTTGAGCGCATTGTCTGCGAAGAGCTTGACTTCCTCATCAACTGGGAACGCAATGTCGATGAAGACAATCGTGATCAAGTGTTGCTCGATGCATTGCTGTTGGTGCGCAAACAATTTGAGGCAATGTAAAATGAGTGCGAACCTCATTGCAATTGTGGGTGTGATGTACGCAACAGTGGCTATTGATCTGTTGTGGAAGGGAAACACAGGGCTTGGCATAGCCTTCATTGGTTATGCCATTGGTAACATTGGACTTTATTTGGAGGCTTTGAAATGATTGATCGCTTTGATTTAGAACAACACATTATGCAAGCTTGGATAACAAGCGAAGACTTAGATCTGTTTCTCTGGAAGCTGATGGACAGCCCAGATGAAATGACAGAAGATGAAATTGCCAACATGCTGATTGGCATCAAGACAATTCACGATGCTCGTATGAACAAACTGTGGAACACATTTGAAGAACTAGTTTCACTAGGAAAGATAACAAGCTGATGCCGTTTGTTCGTACACATAAACCCTGCCCAGATTGTGGCAGCTCCGATGGTCTAGCTGAGAACGAAGACGGTAGCACCAAGTGCTTTGTCTGCGGTGAGTTTAGACCAGCAACAGAAACAAAACCAGAGGACAGACCAGTGAGCGAAGTCAAAGAAGTTTCATTCTTGAAACAATACAACAACGGTGTGGCGGTGTCGGTGTCTGAAAGACGCATCACCAAAACAACAATGGAGAAGTTCGGTGTCGTGCGTGAAGCTGACAACTACTACTTTCCCTATCACGACAAAGACTCACAGCTTATAGCCGCCAAGGTTAGGGCAGTGAAGACAAAAGATTTCTCAACCGCTGGCGCATGGGGCAAGGGTACACTGTTTGGGCAGAACCTATTCCCCGCACATGGTCGCTACCTCACCATCACCGAAGGTGAGTTTGATGCACTGGCTGCATACCAAATGATGGGTAGTAAATATCCTGTGGTGTCTATTCGCACTGGTGCTGGCTCTGCTTTGAAAGATTGCAAAGCCAACTACGAATACATCAACAGCTTTGAAAACATTGTGCTGTGCTTTGATGGTGATGAACCCGGTATCAAGGCAGCAAAAGAAGTTGCTGAATTGTTTGGCAGCAAGTGCAAGATATTCAAGCCTGTGCCTGAATATAAAGACGCTTGTGATTGGTTGAGTGAAAGTAAAGAAGCTGCCTTCGTTGATCGTTGGTGGCGTTCTACACCTTTTGTACCCGATGGGATTGTCAGTGGATCTACATTGTGGGATGAGGTGTCAACACCAATGGCTCCTGCTGATTGTGACTATCCGTGGCGTGGTCTTAACGACATAACCTATGGCATTAGATTTGGTGAACTTGTCACTGTTACGGCAGGTAGCGGTTTAGGTAAGAGCCAAGTCTTGCGTGAAATTGTGTGGCACTTGATCCAAAAAACTAAAGACAACATTGGGCTTATGTTCTTAGAAGAGAGTGTTCGTAAAACAGCATTGTCTTTGATGAGCCTTGCTGCGAATGTCCCGTTACATTTACCTGACGCTAACGTTAGCGATGAAGAACGAAAGCGTTGCTTCGATGAAACACTTGGCACTGGTCGCCTATATTTGTTTGATCACTTCGGATCAACATCGGTAGACAACATTGTAAATCGTGTAAGATACATGGCAAAAGGTATGGAATGTAGATACATCATGTTAGACCATGTCTCGATTATTGTGTCTGCACAAGAAAGCGGAGATGAACGCAAAGCCATTGATGAAATCATGACAAAGCTTCGCATGCTTGTACAAGAAACAAACATTGCGTTGATCATTGTCAGCCACTTGAAACGACCATCTGACAAAGGACATGAGGAGGGCGCTGTCACCTCGTTAGCCCAGCTTCGTGGCTCTGGTTCAATTGCGCAGCTCAGTGACATGGTTATTGGTCTTGAGCGTAATGGTCAAGCAGAGGACATCAGAGTGCGCAACACCACTAAGGTAAGGGTGCTCAAGTCACGACACAGTGGACAAACAGGACCAGCCTGTAATCTACTGTACAACAAAGACACAGGGCGCATGTTTGAAATTGAGGACGAACCTGAAGGAGAAATGTTATGAGCATGCTAGTGCACAGAATCATTGAGTATTACAACCAACGAGCGTCACAATTTATATACCTTTCTTCTGCCATGTTTTGGGAACGACATGGTGAAGAGCAAAGTATGTGGGAAGCATTGTTCGGATATGCTGAACATGCGTGTGAAGCCCAAGAGATTTTTGAAACCTTCGATGATGAAGAGCTTGCGTTCATCTTAGGAAATCGTGTACCCTTGTTTATATTGGAGGCTAATTATGAGTAGACAATTGCTGAAAGAGCTTGAGGTGGCTGCGTATATGCGTGGTGATGTGGCGTTGGCTAAGCTTTATGCAAAGCTTTATGACATGGAGAAATGGTATGGTGGATAAAACAGGTGGGCAGGCGTTTCCCACATACCACGAGTTTGACCCGCATAGAGGCATGACATTGCGTGACTACTTTGCTGCTCAAGCAATGACGGGCGCTCAAATATGGGACGCTGTGCTGAACGGTAAGAATGCCCAACTGTCACACGAAGGTGGTGTCAACACACTTGCTGAAGTTGCCTATGCGGTAGCAGACGCCATGTTGAAAGCGAGGGAGAAATGACTACAAGAAAACCACACAAACACGCAGAGATCATCAAAGCTTGGGCTGATGGCGCTGAGATTCAAGCACGTGACGGACTCAGGAATGTTTGGGTAGATATTATTGGCAATCCGGCATGGACTTCCGAAAGCTATCGGATCAAGCCAGAACCAAAACCTGATGTTGTTCAATTTTGGTGCGCCAGTTGTGAGCCTTTGAAGAGGCCTTTGGACAACAACCTGAAGCTCACATTCGATGGGGAGACAGGCGAACTCAAATCAGCAGAGGTAATCAAATGACACCAACACCCAAGCTGCGCTTTGTTGAGAGACAAGGAAAGCCGCATCCGTTTTTTATAAACGCTATTACAGGCAAACCAGAAACACCAACTTACACAGTCCTTCAACAATGGTATGCTTACGACATTGACTACCCTACCGAGAAAGGTGAATGGCGTGATGTACCTATGGAGAAAGAACAATGACAAGTGATGGCGGTAAAGGATCTGTACAGCGTCCTCGTTCCATAGCTGACGAAGAGTGGGCTAATAGGTGGAATGCTATATTCGGAAGAGATAGCATTGACACTTTCAAGAAAGAACAACAACCCAACGAAAAGAAAGAAGACGATGGATTGGATATACGATCTGGAGACATATCCTAATTGTTTTACTTGCAGCATTGTTGACATCAACGGCGAGAACGAACAAGTCTTTGAATGCTCAACCCGTAAGAACGAAGCCGAACAACTGTTCAACTTCCTTGACGCATGTCACAAGAAGAAGAGCTACTTGATCGGCTTCAACAATTTGGGATTTGACTACCCTGTGTTGCACGACTTATTGTCGGTGCGTGAGAAAGCTTTGACAGTATCTGGCAAGGCTGTTGCTGTTCGTGCTTACAAGAAAGCACAGGCTCTGATTGAAAGCCAAGACAAGTTTGGCAACCTCGTGCCAGATCGCCAGCAATATGTCAAGCAAATTGATCTGTACAAGATACACCACTTCGACAACAAAGCCAGAGCCACATCATTGAAGATGTTGGAATTCAACATGAAGGCTGACAACATTGAAGACCTACCATTCCCTGTTGGTCACATGCTGTCTGATGATGAGATGGATACGCTGATCAGCTACAACATGCACGATGCTCGTATGACATTGGCGTTCTACAACAAGTCGTTAAACCTCATCAACTTCCGCAAAGAGTTGACGGTGAAGTACAAACGTAACTTCCTCAACCACAACGACACCAAGATTGGTAAAGACTACTTCATCATGCAGCTTGAAGAGAGCATGCCTGAGAGTTGTTACATTGTTGGCAAGCGTGGTGAGCGCAAGATCAATCAGACAAAGCGTGATGTTATTCACATCAAAGATTGTCTGTTCAACTACTACGACTTCCAACGACAAGACTTTCAGCTGGTGCTTGAGTGGTTCAAGAAACAAACCATCACAGAAACCAAAGGTGTGTTCTCTGAAATTGAAGAGCACGAGCTTGGTGACTTAGCAGCCTACGCTGAATTGCTTGAGAAGAATAAGAAGTTCAAAGCTGAGCCAACAGAAGAAGAGATTGCAAAGTTCAAAGAAGAACATCCGCTTGGTTGGATTGAGAAGACTGAGCTGAAGGCAAAGAAGAAAGGTGTTACGCAGTATTCCTATTGGGGATGCTGGAACATTGCTGCCACATTGAATGTGAAAGCTGGTGACTTCCGCTTTGACTTTGGCACTGGTGGTATTCACGGCTCTGTCGAATCACAGATTGTGACAGCAGATGAAACCCATTGCATCATTGATGCTGATGTGTCTTCGATGTATCCCAACATTGCCATTGCCAACCGTGTCTACCCTGAGCATTTGTCTGACAAGTTCTGTGACATCTACCAAGATGTTTACAACCAGCGTAAAAGCTACGCCAAGAACACAGCAGAAAACGCCATGCTGAAGCTTGCGTTGAACGGTGTGTATGGGGATAGCAACAACAAGTTTAGCCCCTTCTATGACCCGCAATACACCATGTCCATCACCATCAATGGGCAACTGTCCATCTTGTTGTTGGCTGAGAAGCTGCTGAACATCGAAGGATTGTCAATTGTTCAGGTGAATACAGACGGCATCACAGTGAAGCTGCCTCACCACAAGGTTACAGAATATGAAAGTATCTGTGCAGCATGGCAAAAACAGGTTGGTCTAGAGCTTGAGTTTGCCCACTACAGCAAGATGATTATTCGTGATGTCAACAACTACATCGCCCTGTACACAGACGGCAAGATCAAACGCAAGGGTGTGTATCAGTACGAAGGACTAGGCTGGCATCAAGACCAAGGTGGGTTGGTGATACCCAAAGCTGCTGAGGCACACATGCTTCACGGTGTGGACATTGCCAAGTTCATTCGCAGCCATGACAACGACTACGACTTTCTGATGCGTACTAAAGTACCACGTAGTAGTCGGCTGGTGATGGTGATGGAAGATGGCACTGAGTTGCAGCAGCAAAACATCTGTCGCTTCTATGCTTGTAATGCTGGTGGTGAGCTTGTCAAAATCATGCCACCTATAGACGGTGAAGAACAAGAGCGCAGAATATCTGTGGCATCTGGTTGGGGAGTGTGGGTTTGCAACAACATTGCTGACTTCACCCGCCGTGATGTAGAGTATAATTATTATGTAGATGCCGCTGAAAAGTTGGTCATCACCCAGTAAGTCTCTCGCTGGTAAATTGAGAGACACCAAACTTAAGGAAATGAAAATGAGTGAAGAGAAACAATCTATCAAAATGAAGTGCGACATCTTTTGGGCACAGCACAACAAGATCAACGATATGTCTGGTAAATACCAGATCAATCTTTGCAACTTGTCTGACGCTGCTGTCGAAGCACTGGAAGGCATGGGCATCAGTGTTGCCACTGGTGAAGATAAGAAGGCTGATATGGGTCGCTATATCACCTGCAAATCTGAGAAGCCCATCAAGGTGTTTGATGTTGACGGTGATGAAATCACTGAAGCAATTGGTAATGGCAGCAAAGCTAAGGCTATGGTCAGCACATACAGCTGGACTTACAAAAATAAGAAAGGCATCAGCCCTTCATTGCGTAAGTTGGTTGTGACAGATCTGGTTGAATACGCTGGCGATGGTGGCTTGTCTGCCGATGATGAAGATGTACTGTAAGGAAACAACATGCAAATTAAACTAGACCTCCACCTCGACACTGTGAATGCTGCTTTGACAGCATTGGGTAAGTTGCCCTATGAGTTTGCCGCTCAGCACATCAATGTGATTCAACAACAAGCTGCACCACAATTTGAAGCAGCACAAGCTGCTGCTGCTAGCAAAGCTGTGACAGACGTTGAAGCTAAAGCTGAGTAATGCTTGTACTTCTGGACAGCGACATCATCGCTTACAGAATTTCCTTCGCATGCAAGGATGAAAACATCTCTGTTGCCAAGCGTTCGCTTGACAGCTATGTTGTAGACATCCTCGTGCGAGGGGTTGATCGTACATTTCCTGACTGCTTTGTTGATGAATGGAAGCTCTACCTAACAGGTAGCAACAACTTCCGCATTGCCATAGCAAAGACGGCAGTGTACAAAGGAAACCGCACCGCCCCTAAGCCTGAGCATCTTGCTGGTCTACGACAGCATCTTGTAAAGGAATGGGGCGCTGTCATTGTTGATGGTATAGAAGCTGATGATGCCATTGCCCAACACCACACATGGTTGAAAGGTGAAGATGTTATTGTTGCTTCCGTTGACAAAGACCTAGACCAACTATCTGGTTGGCACTACAACTTTGTAAAAGAGATTGGGTACTTCGTTACCCCTGAAGAAGCAACCTACAAGTTCTATAAACAGATATTGACAGGCGACAGTGCTGACAACATCATTGGTTTATACAAGGTTGGTCCCGTCAAAGCAGACAAACTATTGGATGGATGTGAGACAGAGATAGATCTTTACAAAGCGTGTGTTGCTGCATATGATGGTGATGAAGAGAGAGTGTTAGAGAACGCTAGACTGTTGTGGCTTCGTAGATTTGAAGGCCAAATGTGGGAGCCACCAAAGGAACAACATGAGTGAAACACATAGAGAACTTGTACCGAATGATGTAGCCGTTATTCTTCGTCCTAAGTTTGAAGAGGATGGAAAATGGCATGGTGAATTTGAAGTATTGGTGACAGGCTTTGGTCCTATCACTATGACTAAGGAACAGATGGATGACATGATTGGCATGGGTGTGCTGCTTGCATCCGTTGTGCCATACATGGAACACGACCCAGAGTTTGTTGATAAGCTTGGAAAGTTTTGCAATGAATTCTATGGTGACATTGACTTCAACTACAACCCAAATCACAACAGCTTTGGTGGCGACTTCACCTTGACACCAGATACCAAAACTGAAGGAGGTATGCAATGAAAGATTGTGGCACTTGTTTCTTTAGGAGTAATGATGCAGATGAACAACCATGCGTATGTTGTGAATTATTCGACAAGTGGGTTAGCAAAGAAGCGTTCATTGATGAAGCGCCAAAGACAATGATTGTTGAGGGTGTGAAGTTCGACAACAACAAACCACAATGGAGCTTGATGCCTTGGAAAGCTTTGTCACAGGTTGTTGATGTGCTGACATACGGTGCTAAGAAGTATGCACCTGACAACTGGAAGAAAGTTCCTAACGCTCGTCAGCGTTATGTTGATGCATCGTTCCGTCACCTCACAGCATATGTTGGTGGTGAAAAGAATGATAGTGAAACAGGGATGAGTCACCTTGCTCACGCAATGTGCTGCCTTTTGTTTCTGTTGGCGTTTGATTTAGGAGAGGACAAATGACACCCGTAACATTGAATGTTTCTGTAACTGCTTACTTTGATGCTGATGAAGTACCTGCGATTTATTCAAACGAAGATTTCTTCACCGAAGCTGTTAAGGAACATATTTCGTATGCTCTTGATAGGCTTGATGCTAAAGACATTATATTTAACAGTGTTGATGTTGAGGGGTTGACATGACCCCAACAGTGACCATCTACGCAGCAACCAATGGTTTCATTGTTAGGCTTGTTGAAAAGTATGACGATATTGATGTGGATGCAGAGTTTGTTGCGCTGAGTTTAGACGAGGCGTTAGAGATTGTGCGTGAGTGCTATTCGGAGTATGTCTCTGAAGGCTTAGATATATCCAACATCGTTGATGAAACAATCCCTAAAAACTAGAAACGGTGGTGAATGGACTGAGGCTAGGTTCAAAAGCTTTGTTACTTCTGCACTTCGTGCTGCCTCAAGACGGTGGCCTCCAAAGTACAAGGCTTTAAAAGAAGCTTTTGTTGGCAAGATGGTGAACGCAAAGACGGGAAAGATGGCAATGCATTACAAGTGCGCCAGCTGCACCAAACTCTTTGTGGCTACCGAGGTACAGGTCGATCATATTGAGCCTGTTGTAGACCCTAAAAAGGGCTTTGCTGGGTGGGATGTTTACATAGACAGGATGTTCTGTGAGATAGCAGGGCTACAAGTATTATGTAAAGTTTGTCACACAGTGAAGACCGAGCAGGAGAAACTTGAAAGGAAAAAGAAATGAACAATTATGAGAAACATGCACGGATGGAATTTCGTGCTGCTGGCTGGACAGACGAAGACGGTAAGTTCAAGGACGAGATGCAAGAGATGATCTGCAACCATGTGCTGGACTTACTCAAAGTCTTTAGCGATGAGGGGCACTCGGGATCTACCGCACCCTATGCTGTCAATTTGTTTAAACAACTCGCTTTGTTTGAGCCTGTGGTTCCACTTACTGGTGAAGATTGGGAATGGAATGAGATAGCCCGAGGTGTGTTCCAGAACAAACGATGCAGTCATGTGTTCAAGGATGAGGACGGTAAAGCTTATGACATCAACGGGAAGGTCTTTTTTGAATGGTGTGATCGTCCACTAGACGAAGATGAAAAAGGCTACCCCGGCACGAAGCGTTTCAAGTCAAGCTATACAAGCAGGGAAAGTCGTGTTTATGTGACATTCCCATACACACCAACGACAGAATATGTGGAGGTAGCTAAATGAATTTTGAACTAGACGAAGATTTTGTTGATGCTATCACCGTGCGTAACCTGAAGAATATGTTAGTGAACACTTACTTATATAGGTTCCATCACGCTGAAGATCTTGAAAACAACATGAGAGTTCGTGAAGCGTGTAAGGAGCTGTTGCGCTATTGCATGATTGCGGTGGAAGCTGAAGATTTTTTTAACGCAGTGGAGAGAGAATATGGAAGTACGAACCCTAAAGGAAAATGAAGACGGCAGTCTTGATGTGGTGTTTGATATGTCAGATGAAGAAAAGGAAATGCTTCTAAATCTTGCTATCATCACAGCCATTGAGAACGGCATCAAAGAAGGACGCAAGTATGCAACCAATCTACAAGACAGTGCTAGCACCGAATGCTCCGTGGTACAAGACACCGGAACCTCTACGCAAGCACAGAGCTAAACCCTCAGACATAGATGCCAACTTTGAAAAGTGGTTGGCTTCACAACAAAAGAAAGAAACAAATGCTAGTTGATTATTACCAAGCCCGTGCTATGGAGTTTCGTTTAAACACTGCTGACGAAACCTACGCCTTGCTTAATTTGAGCGGTGAAGTTGGAGAGTTGATGAGCACCATTGCCAAGTTCATTCGTGACGGTGGTGACATTGAACAACACCACACCGATGTAAAGAAAGAACTTGGTGACATCCTGTGGATGGTCGCAGCTGTAGCCAAAGACTACAACTTAAGTATGTCTGACATATGTAAGTCAAACCTACTAAAGCTTGAAAGTCGCAAGTCTAGGGATACTATTCAGGGTAGTGGCAACAACCGCTAAAATCTGTATAACTATCCTTCCGTGCGGGAGCCTTTGTGCTCCCTTTTTTTACCTCAGAAAGCAACCCAGATGGACAATATTAATAAGATGACCCCATACCAAACTTACATAGCCAAGTCGAGATACAGCCGCTATCTTGATGACAAAGGTCGGCGTGAACACTGGCACGAAACAGTGTCTCGTTATTTCCGTTTTATGGAAAAACACCTTAAAGAGAAACACAACTACACCTTGGACACTGACCTTCGCATCCGTCTTGAGACAGCCGTTATGAACCTTGATGTGATGCCTAGCATGCGCTCCATCATGACTGCTGGAGAAGCCCTTGAACGACAAAACATTGCTGGTTACAATTGCTCTTATCTGCCAATCGATGATCCAAAAGCCTTTGATGAGGCTATGTATATCTTGTTGTGCGGTACTGGTGTTGGTTTTTCTGTAGAGCAAAAGTATGTCAACAAACTACCTGAGATTCCTGAAAAGCTTTATGAATCTAACACTGTGGTTCATGTTAAAGATTCCAAAGAGGGATGGGCAAAATCGCTACGCCAAATCATGGCCTTGCTATGGGCAGGTGAAGTACCTAAGTGGGATGTCTCAGCTGTCCGACTTGCTGGCACACGCCTCAAGACCTTTGGCGGCAGAGCTTCTGGACCGGAGCCGTTGGTCGAACTTTTTAAATATGTTGTGTCCAAATTTAAGGGTGCTTCAGGTCGTAAACTTACATCGCTGGAAGCCCATGACATCCTTTGTAAAATTGGGGAAGTCGTGGTGGTTGGTGGAGTTCGCCGCTCAGCCATGATTTCTTTGTCTGACTTGGGTGATGACCGCATGGCACACGCTAAGGCAGGTAATTGGTGGGACGGTCAAGGTCAACGAGCATTGGCTAACAACTCAGCAGTGTATGAAGTTAAACCCGATGTGGGTCAATTTATGAGGGAGTGGAGCAACATCTATGAAAGTCATTCAGGAGAGCGTGGCATTTTTAACCGCTATGCTTCGGAACTTCAAGCGGCTAAGAATGGTCGCCGTGTACTCGATAAAGAATGGGGCACTAACCCTTGTTCTGAAATTATTCTCCGCCCTTACCAATTCTGCAACCTCTCTTCAGTTATTGTTCGTGCGGGGGATACACTGGAGTCTCTTAAAGAAAAAGTCGCTATTGCGACAATCTTGGGAACCTTCCAATCGACAATGACACACTTCCCATATCTGCGTAAGATATGGCAAACCAACACAGAAGAGGAGCGTTTGTTGGGTGTATCAATGACAGGCATCTTGGATAACCCGTTGTTGAACTCAGCTAACGATATTGATTTACCTAAACGCTTGGAGGCTTTAAGAGATGTTGCTATTAATACAAACGCTGAATTGGCTAACGCTCTCGGCATCCCTTGTAGTGCTGCTATTACTTGTGTCAAACCCGAAGGAACTGTTTCCCAACTTACAGGCACGGCTAGTGGTATTCACCCTCAGCATTCTCAGTATTTTATCCGTAGAGTTAGATCTGATAATAAAGACCCTCTTACTCAGTTCTTGAAAGACGCAGGGTTTCCATCTGAGCCTTGCGTTATGAAGCCTGATTCAACCACCGTCTTTAGCTTCCCTATGAAGGTTGAGAAAGGCGCAGTGTTGCGTGAAGATTTGTCTGCCATTGAACACTTGAAACTGTGGTTGGTTTTCCAGCGCCATTGGTGTGAGCACAAACCTTCTGTGACAATCTCTGTCAATGAGAATGAGTGGCCTCAGGTTGGCGCATGGACATGGGAACATTTCGATGAAGTCACTGGTGTTTCTTTCCTACCAATGGACGGTGGCACTTACCGCCAAGCCCCTTATGAATCTATTGATGAGGATACATACAATCAAATGGCTGCTGCAATGCCGTCAACAATTGATTGGGAAGCAATGAAGGAAAACACCGACAATGTGGAAGGCACTCAAACCCTAGCTTGCACAGCAGGTGCTTGTGAAATTGCCTTCTAAGGTTGTTATAATGATGCGGGTTGTGGAGATGATTACTTGTCTCCACATCATCGCCAACACTTGGCGGCATTGGTAACAAAGGAGAAACTATGATTGAAGATTTTAAGAATGCCACATTGGGGCCGGAACAAAAGCGACAAGACATTAAACAGAGTGCCGACCCTTGGGTGCATCGCTCAAGTGGTATGCGCTGCAAAACCTGCATTTGGTTTGTCAAGAAGGAACCGACTAATCAACTGAGTCATCCCGGTCAACATGAGGTAGGTCGCTGCCGCCGACATGCACCGACTATGGGTGGTTATCCCGTGGTCTACATGACCGATTGGTGTGGTGATCATCGCCTTGATGAAAACAAAGTTTAATTGGAGATTGATATGGTTGAACAAACTGAAGCAAAGCGTACCACCGTAACGATGGACTACATGCTTTCTAAAATTACGAAGACAGTGTACACGGTGTTACCAGACACCACCACTACGGTGTGTCAGTTGTTTATTAACAACGGATATGTTGTGTTGGGAACAAGTAGTTGTGTTGATAAATCTAGGTATAATCAAGCCTTAGGTGAGAAGTATGCTTTTGAAGATGCCATCAATAAGATGTGGCCTTTAGAGGGATACTTGCTAGCTGAAGAACTGTTTCAAGGAAAATGACATGCGGCATTTCGTTGCCTATTACACCAGCCCAGAGAACTTGTTTAAGGGCACAATGCACATATCAGCAATGACTGTTGCAGAGGCTCAAGACAAGTTCTTTAAATGGTTAAGAGAGCAACCAGAATATGCACACATGTTTACATTACACTTCCAACTTGTGGAAATCAAAGGAAGTTTGTAACCTACAGGTTTCAATACAACAAAGGAAACGCAACCTATGAGTAATAAACCAGAGCGTAACATCCCATTACGCATTCAATTTGATCAAGGCTATTATGCTTTCTCACGAGGCTGGCTTGGTAATCAATACCATCCGCTGTCGAATGCTGGTAAGGAATGGCAGCGTGGCTTTGACAAAGCGTATTTCGACAACCTAACTAAGTTGACGAATGCGTAAGAGGTTTGACAAAGAACTGCACGACACATACGACAAACTAGGAAGAGACACTGTTAAAAGCTTTGTCTCTTCTTTTTGGTCTATGCAAGCTGTGGACAATCCCAATCGCTATGGTGTAGACCTACATCTGTATAACAACAACACTCTTGTTGGGTTTGCTGAAGTGGAGGTGAGGCTTTCATGGAAGACATTAGAGTTTCCATATGAAGACTTGAATGTTCCTGAGCGTAAGCGAAAGCTTTTAGAGCAGGAGCTACCGACATACTTCTTCTCCATCAACAAAGATGCTACAGCTTTGTTTCATTGCGAAGCAAAGGATGTGTTGTCTTGTGAGGTGAAAGAGGTGGCAAACAAGTATGTGTACAAAGGAGAGCAGTTTTTTAAAGTGCCTTTGGACAGATTGAATTATGTGGTATTATGAGATTGTTGTTGGTTAAGCAGTTTATCTGTAGGGTCAGGAGTTCCTAGCCGCCAACAACTAACACGCATGGGGATTGGCGTACACGACTGCAGCGTGGCCCATAAAGAGAAACCAGTCCTCAGCCGTGTTGGTGAAGTTACGAATCTAGAACGCTAGGCACACAGCTTAGAGGACTATTGGGGGTAAGAGTCCAATGCGCCAACAACTAACACGCATGAGTATTGGGTTATAGAATCGGTCAGTGGATCTCTGAGAGTTTGGTGTCTTGCAAGCCAGCCAACTACAAGTCCTTAATCCCGATGAGGCTATGGGAGTAGCTACCCTAAACAGTACTCAGCCGTGTTGGTAGTTGAAACCTGAAGACTGTTACGCCGGAATGCTTTGTCAGGGTATGGGGCGGTATCGGGGAGATAACAGCGTCTACCAACAATACAAATAAGAAAGCCAGCTTAGTTGCTGGCTTTTCTTTTATGTGCGTCTAGAAGCTAGACCACCTGTGTTGAACTTCTGAGACAATCGTCTTATCTCATCTGTCGGTTTGGCAGCATTACCAAATCGCTCAGCTCTCACTTCACCAAGCTTCATGCGCAGCTCATTGATAACCTTTGCTTTCTGTTGCGCACCAGCAGCTTCCAATGCTGTAGATACATTCTGCAAGAAAGAGTTGGTGTTCAACACTTGCGCATCCATACCTTCACCGACACGAATGTTTTCAGCAAACTCTTCCATGAACTTCTGATAGCGTTGACCAATACCTGTCTTTGTTGATGTGGTAGACCCACGCTCAGTGGCAGTGGTCAACAACAAACGAATGTTGTCATATGCTTTGTAAGCAAGACGCTTATTGATTGATGGATTCTCAGTGGCTGACACAGATTTCAAAGCATTACCTAAGTCAAACAACTGTTGTTGCAACTCACCTTCTTTTGTCACACGCTTAGCTATACCTTCATATCTTGCAGCAACTTCTTGAGAAGCTGGTTTAATCACAAGCTTGTCTGCTTCTGTAAACACATCCTCTGTTTCTTTGAATGTCTCATTGCGTGGCAAAGACATTGGGCGAACAACATTGGGTGAACCGTTTAAAGATCGTGCAGCAACATTCAAGTTTCTTTCTTTGTATGCTGCTGGAGCCATGTTGATTCGTTGGAACACATAGTCTGCATATGGCATCTCTGTGTAGACAAACTTCTCCACATTCTTTCCACCAAAGCTACCTGTCTCGTAGTTCATGTTCACATCTTTAGTGAACGACACACCGCCGTAGTCAAGCTCCATGTGATATTTTCTATGTTGCTGGGGATCTTTAAAGCCTTGTTGCTTCAGCAAGTCCACCTCTTCTCTTATAGAATCAGATCCGTGGAACAGCTTGATTGGTGGAACATCTTTGTATTTTGTACGCAAGCTGTCTAACCTAGCTTGATATTCCTTAGCCATAGCTGCAAACTCAGCCATGTCTTTAGCACTCATTGGGTCTGCCTCACGACCTGTCTTGATGCGGAAGTCTCCCTGCACCACGGCAGCAACTTGCTCTGCATCAGGCAAAGCAGCAACTTGTTGATTGCTCACTAAGTCTGGGAAAGCGTCAGTGCGAAATTCACGAATGCTAGTCAATGCTTTCTTTCTTTCATTGACAGTATCTGGTGTCTTCACACCCAAGTCACCAACAAGCAATTTGCTATCTGGCACTTTAGGTTCAACAAAAGCTTTAGGCTTTTCCTTTGGCGCATTGGGATCTATCGGATTGCCATCCATGTCATATTCAACTTCCTTCACCATGTCTGACATCTCATCCTTGATGGGCTTGAAAGCAAACGGTTGGGGTGGCATATCCTTGAATTTGATGCCAGCAGCTTGACCAGTGTAGGTATGTAAGTAATTAGCATACTCTTCTGGATTGTTATATTTCATAGCTGTCAGCTGATCAGGGCTGAAAAACTCTGCCATAGCTTTCTCACCAGCGGCATATTGCTCAGGGCTGAAAGGCTTGGCTGGTTCTACAGCTGGAGCAGCAGAAGGCATAGGAGGCTCTACAACACGCTCTTCCCCTTCGATGGGGCCGAGGTATGGCTCATTAGAATTAACCACCTTGCTGGTCGATCTAGGGGCTTCTGTGGGGCTTAGCACTGGTGGCTTAGTTGGTGCTGGCAAAGCCTTGGTTGTTTGCTCTGCTACAGGTAACACTTTACTACTAGCAGCTTGCTGCATCTGTTGCAACAATTCTGTAGCGCCTTTGACAATTGGTTTGGCAGCAATGCGTCCTGCAATGTCAGAGGCTAAGCCACCAACTTGGAAGCCGGGTTGTTTACGAATGGCAGCAGCGTAAGCCAGAGCTTCTTGATAGGCTTTAGTTTCTTCTAGGTTTTTACCAGTTTGTTGCTGATACATTTCAGCTGTAGCACGGCGCACCTCAGCTGGCAATGCTGAATATTTAACTTGGAAGATACGAGCTTGCTCACCTCTGTTGAAAGCTTCAGCAGCAGAAGCGTTGGTTGCAATTTCCTTAGCGTTCTTTTGTGCAAACGCAATGGTGTTTTGCAAAGCAATCTTCTGTACATCTTGCGATGATGTCTTGTACCATTCTGTGTTCTTAACTGTCTCGTATGTTTGCAACAACAGCGGAGCCATTATCTTACGAGCGTCAGCGTCAACAATCTTGTCACCAGTGGATGTGAAGATTTTGTTTGATGGAATCTTCAGGCGAGTAATTTCGTCTTCCAATTCTGTAGGCTTACCCTTCACTGTAATACCAGTGAACATCTTCAAAGGACCAGCATCGTTGAATGCAGCTTCTTCTCTTGTTGCAGGTTGGAACACAGGCAACTCTTGTTTCACAACAGGAGTACGCTTCATCAGCTGTTGCTTAGCAGACGAAGTGAAGCCTTCCTCACCAGCAGGAATCTGATAGGCATCACGAGGCAGGGTTTCATCACGGTCAATTGCACCGATGATGTCAGAGATTTGCTGCACTGGAACCAGAGCACGACCAAAATATTCACCAGCCCATTCACCAAAGAAGGTAGACACCTTTGTGTCAGCACCACCTTCACCAGTTTGCATGTTAGACATAGCTTCTGCAAACTTGTCACCGAACCATGCGTATGTACCAGCAGGAGCTTTGAAGCCTGTCATAGCTTCCAAGAACTCTTTGGTCTTGAATTCATCAGTACGGGCTTTCTCAAACTTAACGAGATAGTCACCGAGGGCTAGGAAAGGAGCAGCAGGGAACAACACTCGTGCGTCAACTAAGCTACCATCAGGATTCTTAATGTCGTACCAGTTGGTGTCTTGATTCTCTTGGCGATATTTGTAGGCAGCATAGATTGCAGCAGTACCAACAGCACCCTTAGAGATGTTCTCTAAACCAACCATTGTCTGAGCCAATCCATCAGCCTCACCCTTAGCTTGCTTAGCAAGACCAACGGCAACATCTGTTGAACCAGAGAACACACCCATAGGGCTGTGCTTGTATGTCCAAGTCATAGCGTTAGCCATGAAGCGTGGGAAAGGAATCACTGTAGATCCAATTGGACCAAGCTCTTCAATGAACTTGATGGCATGGAACATTGGTCCTTTAGTTGGCATCTTGCTGAAGGTAGCTGTCAACGCTTCATCTGTAGCATTACGCAACACATCAAACGGTACTGTCTTACCTTGTGCCAACACATCATACATGTTGATACCAACACGGCTGAGCTGCTTCTCAACAGATGCAGTGAAGATTGCCTTGCGGAAGAAAGCATCTTGTGCCACATTCAATGTGTTAGCTATCTGACCAACCTTAGACAATCGAGCATCGCCTGTCTCACCAGCTGTCTTGATGATCATCTCTTTCAGCTTTGGACTACCAGCTAACAATTGTTCAGCAACATCTGCTGACAAGTCTGTCTGACCAAGATAGAAAGTTGTACGAACAGCATCGTCATACACGCCCTTCAAACCACCAGTGAAGTTTCCTGTGATTGGTTTTCCAGTGGCAAGTTCGCCAGCAGTTTTACCAACACGATAGAGTGCAGACTCAATAGCTTCTGAAGCTGCGCCGAATGTAACAACAGCAGCACCAGAGAATCCGTTACGAATTGTGGTGGCAACTTGTGACACCATCAACGCTTTTAACTCACGATCAAGACGCATGCCGAAGTCACGCAAGCCTGTGAAGGCTGATGTAATGGCATTGCGTTTCCCATACATCTCATCCACTTCTTTAGCAGCAGCGGGATCAATGCTCTTGAGTTTGTTTTGAATACGAGCCAACACAGAGTAGGCTTGCAGAGTGCGACCAGCATCACCGACAGTGGTGCGGTTCATCCGTGCAAATTCCTCAGCCGTGATGCCAGCTTTAGCTAAGCTGTCTTGCAACACAACATCATCAATCTGGTCGATGTTCATGAAGACATTCTTCACAGCATCGCTAATCTTTTGATCAACAGCTGGTGCAAAGTCAGGCAATCGTGTCCACACTTCTTGTGCGACCTTTGCTGCTGTCTGATTCACATCATTGCGAATCTGCATCTCAGCAACAGATGTGGGGTCACCCTGTGCATCTAACAGCTTACGACCTTCAAAGATGTCGTATTGATCTTCCAAAGCTTTCTCTGTTGGATCCTTAACCGCCTTCACTTCTACCTTAGGTGCAGCTTCAGCAGCTGGCTTACGAGAGTCTAAGATTTCAGACAGCTGTGGTACTGGCTTACCTTTAATTGCCTTAGCAGTGCCAAGCAAAGCACCAACTTCAACAGCACCTGTTGCAGCACCAATAGCGCCAGCAAGTGCAACCCTTGCACCACTGACACCTTCTTTAACCTTAGCTTCTAACGCATCAATCTGTGGTTTAAACTCAGCCTGTTGTTCTGGTGAAAGCTTTGGCAACAACTCTTTCATCTGATCGACCTGAGCCTTGGTTGTTGTCAATTCAATCTTCTGTGCTGTTTCATCTGATAAAGCACCACCAGCACCTTCAGCAGCAGGAACGACAGCAAGAGTACCTAGTCGAGATTTAACAGCAGCCTGTAAGCCTTTCTCGCTGGCAGCTTTCATGAATGATGAAGAGGCAATCTTACCTGCACCAAGACTAATGGCTGTAGTTGGATCGCTGACAATAGCACCAAGGAAATCTAACACTGGCTTAGCACCTTTTTGTCCACCTTGTGGGCTGAAGTATCCAGCAGTGTTATCCCAAATGTCATATGCTGCTTTAGCTTTCAACACATCTTCACGCTTTGCGTTGTTCAGATATTGAAGCTCTTGTGTACCAGACATGATGTTGTTGGTTGTCATGCGCATATGACTAGCCCAACGAGCAATGTAGTCTTCTCGTGTTTCACCATCACGCATGTCACCTTCTTTACCGAAACGGGCAGTGGCATAGTCGTACACAGCTTTAAACTTTGTATCGTCTTGGTACA